TTCTTGGCACGTCAATAGTTTGCGACTGCCCGTCAACTGTAAAAGTTACACGAATGCAATCAATATCGGTTACTTGTCTACCTATGTATATTTGTACCGTTCTCATTAGCTAATTGAGTTTATAACATCGTAAGCCATTTCAAATTCCATTTGATAGTTTATTGTTTTCGTGTTTATGTTTTTAAACTTCTCAATAGATTTAGTTTTTAAAACTGCAGGGGAAGGACGACTTGAATAGCCAACTCTAATTGTTTCACTTAATAAAAGTTCTTCAATTACTTGTTTGTAATTTTCATTAACCCACCCCGTGTTAGCTTTTATAATTCTTTTTCCGTTCGTGTTAAAGTTTTTATATTGACCTTCGAGGGTGTTATAATCAGGAAACACTAAAGGGTTTAATTTGTACTTATTGTTTTCCATTTCAACATTTTCAGTCGAAGCCTTAAAAAAGAACTCACGTTGCCAACCACCCCAACGGTTTATAAAATCAATAGTAACTACGTCGTATTTACATTCGCATTGAGGAACAAAATAATAAGTTCCTACTATATTTTCGTCTGCGTCTAATATCTCTACTTTATTACCTTGACTTATCCAACTCGCCCAAACTTTAATAACATTAACTACAGAGTCAACTCCGATATTAAAATTCTCCGTATCTCCATCTTCTAAATTTGTATAAACTACTTGCCAATAATTATTTGTTCCTGCTGCTCCTGTTACGATTGTAAAACCTTCGGGGTCAACATCACAAGGGTAGTAATAAACATTTGCACCGCCGTAATTACTTAAATCAGTTAATAAAATTTGTTGACCTGAATAATTATATCCGTCTTCATAATAACCAAAACCGTCAAATGCTTTATCTGTAAAAGTGTCTATTAAACTTTCAACACCTCCCAAAGTGTAGTAAGTTTTATATTCTACATTACAATAAGCGTAATCATTTGTTAAGTCATCACTACCTGCAACAATGGGGGTTGACTGCGAAAAGTCGAAAAACTCACGAATGAAAGGAGCAATATTATAATAAGTTTCTGTTTGATTTGAACTTGGAATTTTTTTACTAAGTGAATAAGTAGGTGCTGCAGGTGCTGAGCCAGTTCCGTTCCATAAAAACAATTCTAATCGTGTACTTTCTTGAGCAAGTTCGTCTATCGTTACAATATATGGGCTTCGTGCAAATATCATTTTCTAAATGTTTGGTTCATTATGTCATTAAATAAATCTTCAACTTCAAACCCGTAGCTTTCTATTAAGTCATCGGGTAGGTTTTTAAAAGCTGCTTCAAATGGTTTTGTAAAAAATAAACTCGGTTTAATTCCTTTCTCAAATATGGAACGAGCAATAGCAAAATTTAAACCTTTACGGCTTTGGAATTTACCACCTGCTCCCCTCGGTGCAATTCCCTTGCGAATAGTCCATTTATCAAATGCTTTTGGCGGCGGCATTTTAGATTTATAACTAAATGGAGTATCATATTTTTTCTTAACACCTGAAACCCCTTTATCTTGAAAGAAGCCGTATTCCTCCATATCGAAATAAATACCTATTGAGTTCGGAAAGGCTTTTGCTTCGCCCTTAATTGAATTGTATAGTTTCTTAGAAGCGTTTTTATTTGTAGTCGTTAAATTCTTCTTAGCTTGACTAACAACGTGCTTTACGAACCTATCTAAAACTTGCTGCCTATCCATCGCAAACAGTCATTTCGTTTCCTATCAAATAATCAAATGTCATCGTCCAACCTGCTAAGTTATTTTCGAACCTTTCTATAAATGGTTCACAAGTTGGGTTGCCGTCAATGATTCCTAAATTTAAAAAGTAATCGCCACGAGTTAATCTATCGTAAACACGATTTAACATTGTTATCTGAGTATTCAATACATCTTGCTCGTTATCATTTCCTACAAAAATGTCCGTTGTTTCGTCTTTTGATATATCCACTACGTCCATAGCAATTATAGAAATATTATAACGAATAACATTACTTTCAAACGTTGCATTATTTACAATGATATGAGCTAACGGAAATATAGTTTGTTTAGCTAAGTCGATTCTAAATATATCTCCTTGCGTTACCGTGTTCACTAAGTCAGTTGATTCTAACTCAGATTTAATTATGTTTAATATTCCGTAATAACTCATATTCCTTTTTTAAATTGTCTATTTAATTCACGTTGCTCAATTTCGATTTTCTGCTTTTCGAAAGTAAGAAAGGTAAGTGCTGTTGTAAGTCGAAGTCGGGTAACTTCTTCAAACTTTGTGACGTCTCCTTTAGCTGCTGCATATATGCTTTGATACCAGCCCCATTGTTTGCTAAATTGAGCTCTTTCGCTAAAGTCGTTGCTATCTCCTTCTCCTTCATTATCTCCGTCTCCAAATAAGACAGGGTAGCCCCTAACAACTCGTTCTCTAAATTGTAAAAAAAAACCTTTGCTCCTAATGCTATATCTAAACTAACGTTTTCCATTATTTCGGAATAGTTAGCAGAACTTTCGTAAGGTTCAATCTTATACTTGTCTCCGTGTTTTTCTACTATAGGACGATACATAACAGCCATTGCTTTGTGAAAGTTGTTTATATCGCTTATATTGGCTTCTAAGTCTATATATTCTCCCCAGCTCATATTTTCTAAGTTAGGAATAAAACCAAATTCAACTCCTGCAATCTTAAACCTATTTTTAAACTCAGGCTTTTGTTTAAACATCGCAGCAAAATGATGACTTAATGATTCTATTTCTTTAAACTGAATTTTAACTACTTCTTTTAGTTCGATACCGCAAAAACATTGTATCATTTTCTCAGCTAAAAAAACCTCATCATTCGTGTTTTTGGCAATACCTAAAAACTTTTGGTAATGCTTTAAAGGAATCTCACTTAACTTAGTTGGTACGATTAATTCTAACTTCATATTATTTAAACGTTTTATTTTGTTTATTGTAGTACACGGCAACTGCATACGCTTCGCCAAGTAATATTAAATGCTTTCTTAAATTCATTGAGTCGTTAAAAACTATCTTTACACGTTTACCCGTTCTAATATACACATAGTTCTCAACTTCTTGGGTCATCACCGCTGTGTTGTCTGTCATTAACGTATATTATATGTTCCGTAATTGCGCTTTAAACCTAAAGTTTCCATTTCGTGATAACGTAAAGCATCTATAGCGTGGTTATTTGTGTCAATAGGTTTATTTAGTCGTGTGCCTTGTTTATCTACGTCCCAGCAATACGCTCTAAGTTCTTTAATTAGATTAACGCTGTTTGACGTAACTAAATATTCTTGGCTTTGCATAACATCAATTCCGTAGTTAATTGAGTCCTTGCCTTTTGTAACTCCTTTAATCGTCTTTCCGTAGCGTCTTATTTCGTCTATTGATTTAGGTTCGGAACTATCCGCATATATCGGGCAACTATTAGGAAGTGTTTTAGCTATATCGCTGTTTAACATTCCTGTTCGGTAAACTAATTCGTTAAGTATTCGTGTTCCGTTATAATTGTAAATTTCAACTGCTGCTGTCGGGTCGTTTGTATATCCAAAGTCTAAACCGATTCCTATTAACTTTGCTTCTTTTGGTATTGTGTCAATCTGTTTCCAGTTACTAAATATAACGCCTTCTAACATTCCTATTTCACCTAACCCATAAACTCTCCACCAATTACCCCAATATGCGCTTGTTTCAGCTTTTAAGCGGTTCTTTTCTATTTGTTCAACTATTGAGTTGTCTAAGGCTTCGTTATCCTTGTAAGTAAGTATTATAAAGTCTGCATCGGGTTCGTCTTTTAGTTCCGTATGTACCCAAAACTCATTAGCCGGGTTAAAGTCTAAAAATACTTCTTTTTTAGTCCGTATAGAAAGTTCATTATAAGATTCAAAGGTAACATTATTACACTCGTTAATATATAGAATATCACGGCGAGCACCACGTAACTTACTACTATCATCCGCACTAAAAAATTCAAAAACACTTCCATTTTTAAAATTGTAGGTTAATAAAGATTTATTGAACTGGTCATCGTTAAAGCGATTAGTCCATTTAAGTATTTTAAGAAAGTCTTTTAATGCACCCCTACGAAGATGAGGTATTGACTCAGCTACTACGCTTATTTCTAAGTTAGGTTGTTGTATTGCTTTGTTTATTAAGACTGCTAAAATAGAATACGTTTTCGAAGCTGCCGTGCCTCCTTGTATTATTTTAGTTCGTCTTTTTAAAGCAAGAACCTTATTCGTTGCTGTCGTCCTCTTGAACATCAGGAAATAATGGTTGTTCTAAAATCGTTTGTTCTATTTGTTGTAATGGCGCACCGTAACCGCTATCCATTAATGCTTTGTATGCAGCAACATCGCCCTCGCGTGCTTTTTTGATTAGTGCCAATGTCATCAAATCTTCTTGAGACATTGTTTCTTCTTGGTTAGTTAAAGGGTTTTTTAGCTTTTGATTAACTTCTAACCAATACTTTGCTATTGTGCTTCTGTTCTTTGCGCCTTTAGGTCTGCCGTTAGGGTTTCCGCTTTCGCCTTTTTCAAACTTATGTTTTTCTATGTTTTCAGGGTTTGGCATATCGTTGTAATTTCGCTGTTATTTAATTTCAACTCCGTTCTTCTTAATAACTAAACTCGGGTCAAGTTTTTTCATACGGTCAATTATAACTTGGCAATATTTAGGGTCTAATTCCATTCCGTAGCATTTGCGTTTAAGTTGGTGTGAAGCTACAATTGTTGTTCCACTGCCTAAAAATAAATCGACTATTACATCATTATTATTTCCCCATTGATTAAAGAACCATTCGGCTAATTTAATTGGTTTTTGAGTTGGATGAACTCTATTTCTTGCATCAGCACTACCAAAAGCTCCCATCCATTTAATTCGTGCAATTAATCTTTTATGTTTTTGTTTTGACCAACAAAGTTCAAATGAAGAACCAACTATTTTATCAGCATCTTCACTGCCTCTTTTATCCCAAACAATCCAACTACCATCATTCTTATCGGGAATAAGCTCCGCAAAATAATCTGCTCCCCAAATAAAAATATCTTTGACATCATTAAAACAAGCAAAGATTGTATGTATTAATTCAGGAGTAAAGTCGTTGTGGTCACCAATGACCTTTGAATAACTTTTACCACCACCACTTATTTTTGCTTTTTTAGAACCTTTTATTTCAGAGTAATCAGTATCTAAAAACATTCCATAAGGTGGGTCGGTAAATACCATGTCAGCCTTTTCGCCGTTCATTAACTTTGCAACTTGGTCGCTATCCGTTGAATCCCCACAAAGTAAACGGTGTTCGCCTATTTCAAATAAATCTCCTATTACTATGTCCGTGTTTATTTCGTTAGGTATTTCGTAGTCATCTTCTTCAGCTTCCAGTTCTTCTTGAACGCTTAAATCAACTGGCAAATCTAATCCCCAATCGTCTAACTTTTCAGCGTCCCATTCATTTGCTAAATTATCCCAGTCCCATTCTCCAAAACCTACATTATCTTTAATTAAAAATTCGTTTTTTTGTTCCTCCGTCCATTCGTCTGCTACTATAATAGGTATTTCTTTCAATCCTATCTCTTTACAGGCTTTTAAACGCATATTACCACCTAAGACAACGTATTTATCATCCACGTCAGTAAAAACGATTAGAGGGCGTTTATTTAGCATATCAGGAAATTCTTGGATAGACTTAACTAACTTTTGGAATTTTCCGTCTTTTATTATTCTTGGATTCTTTGGGTTTGGTTTAACCTCACTTATCTTTACTATTTGCATTTAATTAGGGTTGTATTTATATATTTCGAATTCGTCTTTTTGTACTGCGTGCATTTCTAAAGCGTATAATTTATAATCTATAAAAACACAATAGTTTATTTCAGCAACTTTCATTATTAAGCGTAACGCATTCCATTCTTGTTTATGCTTTGACGGGTTCATAAAAACTATGTAATAATCGCTGCTTAATGTTATGCTCACTTTTTTTCTTCGTAAGTTGTTGAACAAACGGCTAATCTTTGTTCCGTGTTTTCGTATTCACTTACCATTTTATCGTCAGACATACAACGTTGAATGAAGTCTTTTTTTTCTTCGTTAGGATTCGGTTGAGGTATCGGCATTGCTTTCGTCTTTATATTCGTTAAATACTTTTCTTAAATCATCTATACGTTGAATAACACAACTTGAACAGCTTGTAAGTTCGTTTCTTACCTGAAAGATTCTTGAATGAATATCAAACAGCATCTTTTGTTCAATGGGTCTTACTACGTTCGTATTTTTGCTAAACCATTCTTTTAACCATTCGTGTTCTTGTTCGGTTAAACACAAAGGTGTTTTATAACGGAATAATTTATTTAAAGCTGCCTTACGTTCATCGCATCCGCAGTCTTCACCTAATAACCACTTTGCAACTTTTGCTATTCCTGTTACTTCTAAAACCTTTTCTACTGTATCCCCTAATCCTTCGCTTTTAGCTGCTAATATTTCAGCTTTAGTTCGTCTTTTTCTTGCCATATTTATTTTATTAATTCGTAATCTTTATTAACATAGTCTAAATAATCTTCGTGAACGTTGTCTTTAATTCGCTCCTTGCAATTCTTTAACGTGCAAAATATACTACGTAAACTTATATTAGTTCCGTTGGATATTTCTCGCATTGATTTATCTGAGTCTTTATATAAGTTAAATAACATTTGGTCGTACCATTCCCACGTCTTTACTTCGCTATCTACTTTTTTTAGTAATCTTGAAAAGCCCTCGTGTTCTTCTAATTCGTCTATCTGTTCCAAAGTTAATATATTGTCTAAACCAACCTTAATTATTCTGCTCTTTTGCCTATGGAAGTCAACAAACAAAGAACGCAAAGTTAAATAAACATAATACCTATTTACCTGCCCGTTTACAATAACCGCTTTTTCTTTATTCTTATTGATAAAACGAATATACATTTCTTGAACTAAGTCCTCAGCGTAAAACTCCTCACCAAAACTTTTAATCGTCTTAATGTATTCTTTATGGTGCTTTGCGACTTGTTCAATCCAGTTCATAGGTAAATTTCTATAACCCAGTATAAACAAAAAATGCCTAAGGTACCACTTTTTTTATAAGAGATACCAAAGGCAATTTCATTAGTTCTTTTTAGTTTCACTCTGCTAATTTATGCAATTTTCTTTTATAGTTCAACAAACGTCCTAAAGCACGGGAACAAGTGTCTAATCTATAAACGTATTTTTCGCTCAATTCGTGTAACAAACCTTTCTTACAAGTCATTATCATATCTGAATGTAATCTCATTCGTGTTTGCATACCTTGTATCATATCTTCTATTATTCCCATACGGTCTTCTACTTCGTCTTTATCTATCGCTACTCCTTTTCCGTCGCACGACATACAAGTAAAGTCAACAGGATTTTGTTCATAAGGAATGTGCGTATCGTTTAAATCGATTGTTACATAACCATCTCCATCACATTCAGGGCAATTCATAAATAAATTTTTCATAATAAATAGTTTTAATTGTTGAACAAATATAATTATATTTTTTAATATAACAACAAAAAGAATAAAAAAAAGCGGAATTTTTTACGTTCCGCCTTCCGACCGTGTTACCACAATCCAAAAATGATTCAGTAAGTGTTCTAATGGTAACTATCTGAATACGTTATTTACTGAAGAACTCTCCAAGCCTTTCGATTGACTTACTCGATAGGTTACTTCCGTTCAGAAACTTGTGAAGATTAGGTTGTCTTATACCTACTTCTTTTGAAAAAGCATTTAAGCTGATTTCGTGTTTTTGTAGGTATTGTTTAACCATTGACCGTGTTACTTCATTCGCTTCGCTTAAAACCTTTGCTTGCTCTCTCATATCCCATTTAAAAATTCATCGAATTCTTTTCCGTATTGCGGTCTTCCTGTTGGCTTTGCTTGTTCCTGAACGGGTTTAAAACTTAAACTTTGAAATTTTCCGTTTTTACCTTCCTTAACCCAACTGCTAACGTAATATTCTACTCCGTTAATCGTAGCTTTCCCGTTGTAATGCGGATGCGTTTCCTTTTCTCTTTTGTCGTTAGTAAATAACGCTCCTGAATTGACTCTATTTTCCATTTTTACTTTGTTTTAATATATAACCTTTTAAATCTTTCAACCGAACAACAAAACTCCGTTATAGGGTTTGTTTCATATTGTCTTATTGTTTCGTACCAAACTTTATCCTTTTTAAAGTCTTTGATTTGTACTACTTGCTCTCGGGTCGTGTTTTTGTAGTAACCCATTACTTTTAAATCTTCCATTAGTATATCCATTTTAAAAATTTACGAATTAACCCATAATCATTTTGTTGAGTAGGTTTGTTTATTGGTTCTTGAACTTTTACTTTTTTTGTTCGTGTTTTTGGTTTCGGTGGTAATGGTGTTTGTGGCATATCAAATTTTATTTCAGGTTGATTATTATTTACTCTATATTTTTTATTTAACTCACTTTTATATGCCCTGTATTTTTGAACTAATTTAATGCTAACTGCAATACTTTGATTCCATTCAAAAAAACCATATTGATTCTTATAAACAATATTATGTGATTTTAAAAACGTATTCCAATCATTTGACACATTGTGTTTTCTAAGTAAATCATGCAAAGATGTAACGCTATTTTTATCTATTCTATCTTTTACTTCATTTAGTAACTTATAATATCTATTAATACTATTTTGTCTTACATATGTTTTTCTCATAATTCATTTATTAAATTGTTATAATACTCACGTGCTAACTCTATTCTTTCTTTAATTTGTTCTATTATGCTTTCGTCTTTTGCTATTTTAAAGACTTTTAAGCGCTTTTCTTTTGGTATATGGTCAAAGTTATGTTTCTTCTGCACAAAGTCTCTTACATCCAAACTTTCATCAATCAACCCTTGTTTCCAATGTTCGCGCCTTACCTCATCTTCTACAATTTGAAATGGAGTATTTACAAGGCAGTAACAAAGTAACGCTTCAGATTTACCTGATAACCACATATAACCTTGTAATTGGTAGTAGTAATCTTTGTTAGGGCATTCGGTTTCGAAAAATGGGAACGTTGTAGCATCCCAACTGCATTTTACATCTAAAAGAACTTCGTTCGTGTTTACGTCGGGTGTTCCTGTTAAATAATCATTGGTTAGATTCTCGTCATTTTTATAGATGAAACCTAAATCAAGAACATCATTAACCAATTCGATTCCTTCATCTTCGACTTCGTTACCTTTGTCCGTGTACCTGCTCCAAAACTCCTTACGGATTCCGTATTTATGTTCTATTGCAAGTTCCTGAATGTAGGTTTTAGTAGTTTTAGAAAGAACCTCCCCTTTTGTTTTAGGGGAAGTCATTAATTTACCTATTTGTGAAGCTCGTATTTTCATAATATAATTTCAATAATGCTATAATAATATTGCTCTGCTGTTGGAATTGTTGCGTGTTCTTCAAATTCAGCAATTAATCCTAATTTATAACCATTATCAGAACCAACCTCGTAAGCATTCATTATTTGCTGTTTTTCTTCTTCTAATTTGTAAGTTAACAATTCTATCATTTGTTCTTTTGTATATGAACTTTGCATTCTATCAATCTCAAAAGAATGTATTAATTTTTGTAATAAGGTTTTCATATCAATAAAAGCGCTTTTTGTTGTAATTCAGTTAATTCAAACTTCGCTTGTAGCTGTTCAATACTAAATTCTCCGTTACGTATTGCTTCAACTGCTTTTTCAAAACGTTCATTATCTATTTTTTCAGCTTTCTTGTTGTTTTTTGAATCAGGGTCGCTTTCAGTTTCATCAATTAAGAACAAACCATTTAAAGCGTATTTACGTGCGTAACTTGAAGCTGTACCGGTGCATTGTTCAGATGACATTCCTTTATGTTCTCCAAGCTCTGCCCATCCTAAAACTTCTGCTATACCACCTTCGCATTTTAACGTTGCTGTGGCTTTTAAAAACAGCTTGTTACCTACTTGTTCAATACTATCACTAAGAATTAATGTTGCTCCGTGTTTTGCTAACAATGGTTTAACGGATTCTAAGATTTGTTCAGCACTTCGGTACTTGTAATTTCCGAACTTGTTTAAACTTCCCTTTGGACATTTTAATTCTGCCTGAATTTCTAATAACTTTTTCATAATATAAATTTTAATTGTTTTACAAATATAACTATTCTTTTTAATATAACAAGAAAAAATAAAAAAATATTAAAAAAAAGATATTTGACCGTTTTCATCTACATTCATATATGCTCCTTCTTCTTCGTTTCTTAATTTTCTAAATTCAAAAAC